GCCGCCATGGATGCACCAGCTTTGTTAATGGCACTGGTCTCAGCAACTTCTGTGCCATTGGTGGCATGGGTGGTTCAACTTCATGGGACATGATCTCACAATGTTATAACTGCCACATTGGTAACATTCAGTGCAGTGTAGGCAACTACAATGCCGGTTGGGTTAATCAAGTTTGTGATAGTCCAGTATACGGATCTGATGTATGTTTTAGAGGAACATCTGGATCATATAATCATCAGTACAACTGTTGCGCTGATGCGTTCTCTGTTGCAGGTTCACCAAGCGGTCCGTTTTTTGCAGGACACGGAATCGGCGGCAAACATCGCTGCGTAGGCAATCTAGCCTGCTGTTCAGCACACGCAGCTTTCCCAGGGGGAGGCGGCGCAGGACATGCAACTGACTCATCAAATGCCTGCTGGGGCAGTTTCGGTGCAGGCGGCCTTGTTAGAATAACATATATCTAAGGAGAAATTAGAAAATGCCAGTACAATTATCGAACAATGGTATCGTTTATGGCAATAGCCAACACCAATGTAAAATTGCAGAACTCAATGAAATATACGTATGGAACACCAACAACTGGACTCCTCAAAACGGAGGTCGTTGTTGCGCTTTTACAGTACCTAACGGCACCACTTCAATCAAGTTTGAAATACTGTCAGGTGGTGGCCCAGGTGGCTCATCAGGTGGTGACTATGATCACGGCTGTGGAGGCCAAGGCGGAAATTATGGCGTAAGAACATTGACCAAGTCAGTGAATGGTTTTGTAGATGGTGCTGTATACACAGTGTGTGCTGCTGGATCATCTGATTGTAGCTGTTGCTGTTCATGTAACCAAAATTGCCGCCATGGATGCACCAGCTTTGTTAATGGCACTGGTCTCAGCAACTTCTGTGCTATTGGTGGCATGGGCGGTTCAACTTCATGGGACATGATCTCACAATGTTATAACTGCCACATTGGTAACGTTCAATGCAACGTAGGCAACTACAATGCTGGTTGGATTACCAACGTTTGTGATAGTCCAGTATACGGATCTGATATGTGTTTTAGAGGAACCTCTGGATCATACAATGCTCAATATGACTGCTGTGCTGATCACTTCTCTGTTGCAGGTTCACCTTCTGGACCAATTTCAGCAGGACACGGCATTGGCGGTAAACATATGTGCGTAGGAAACTTGGCCTGCTGTTCAGCACACGCAGCCTTCCCAGGTGGCGGTGGCGCAGGGCATGCCACTGCATCAGTTAGTGCATGTTGGGGCAGTTTTGGTGCCGGCGGCCTTGTTAAAATAACATATAGTTAAGGAGAAATAAATGGCAAAAATAACCAAAATGCTGAGATATAGCATACCGGATTACTTATATTCGTTGGAAAATACGTTAGGTAAAACTAGCACACAGTTATACGAAGGCCCAGAAGAAATAGTCTTGTGGCTTGATAAAGAAACTGGGTACTTGATGGAGGCCTATGCACCAGAAGATGAACCCGATCGTCCACTACCATTGAATCTCAAAAGAGAAATATTAAAAGCAGACACTGACATAAACTGCTGCAAAATTGGATTGATCTACGGCGGATTAGAAAAACCAAAGATCTACGAAGTTTCTGTTGGTCCAGTTGATCAACCAAATGCCACAGTTGTAGATCCTTCAGATATTAGAGTTGTTTATGACAAAGACAGCGTAACTGTAGATTACACAGCACCTCTTAAATTCTTTGAGAATAAAAGAGATAGAAGTGATGAGTGGCTTAGAGGTATAAGAAATTCAAAACTAGCTGCAAGTGATGGCAAAATTGCTCCAGATATGCCAGAATCTCTAAAACAACAATGGTTGGATTATAGACAAAAACTCAGAGACCTTCCTGACGATTGGTTAGAGGTTCCTAATTATCTTGTAAGATTTCCGCGGAGTCCTGAAGACGGGCCTAACATGGAGTTTGAAGATGAGCACGTTCAGGTTATTAGAATCGCAGACAGAGATGCCTCCGATGCTGATGCTTTACAAAATCTACCCCCAGGCGTTCATTAATTTCGAATAGTATTGTGCTGGCAACAGCACAATACTCAACGCTCGCTCACATTATTCTTAGAGGCCTAGCCCTCAAAATAAATATCGTACTAGATAGCAAAGGTTACGATATCAATGAAAAAAGCATTTTTTATAAATGGCGGCGCAGGCCGAGTACTATGTGCCATTCCCGCATTAGAGCACTATGTTAAAAACACTGATCCAACAGCAGTCATTGTTGTTGAAGGTTGGATCGATCTATATTTAACCAGCAAAATATTAGCAAATAATGTGCATCATGCTACCAACCCAGATCTTTTTGAAAAATTAAAAGATAGAGAAATCATAACTCCCGAACCGTACAAACTAAACGCATACTTTACTCAAAGATGCAATCTTGTGCAGGCGTTTGACATGTTGATCAACTACGATGTTCCGCCCGAAATCATCCCAGAAACAAAAGAATATAATATCTTTATTGGCAAAAAGGATATTGCACAAGCAAACGAACTAGTCAACGAAGCTAGAAATCATTTTAAAAAGCAACAAGTAGTAATCTTCCAACCATTTGGAAAAACAGCTGGATTACAGGGCAATACCATCATTGACGAAAGTGGTAGATCATTTGAAGTTGATGATATTGTAAAAATACTTGAAGAACTGAATAAAGATTATGCTGTTATAATGATGAGCGAGTTAAAAATTCCTGGAAACAAAGCACTAGGAGTAATGGTACCAGAGAGTGTTAGTTTATTACAATGGACTGCAATTATCAATGCTGCTGATTATTTCTTGGGCTGCGACTCAGTAGGACAGCATATTGCACATGCCCTAAAGAAACCAGGCACAGTGGTTATAGGCGGCACATTCCCTGAAAACATTTCGTATCCTGGTAGCAGCACACTTACTATAATTGATAACGGCAAAGACGAAAGAAAATATTCTCCAATAAGAGTTGCGGTAGACATTAGGATTGATAGACACAATGAAAATCTAATGGTGCTCAATGACGAAACTATCAAGACAATTACCAAAGGAATTAAAAATACTTTGAGTAAAACTGCCAAGGCATATGTTGAACCTAAACAACCTGCTGGGTGTTCTGCACCTGGCTGTGCTTAAAATAGATGTCACAAGGAAAAATAATGAAAAAAACAGGATACATTGCAGGTATTGCTCGAGGGCATAATGCAGGAGTTTGTCTTTTAAAAGATGGACAAATTGTATTTTCTATTGAAGAAGAAAGACTATCTCGCTACAAATATGACGGCGGCCCGCTTGCGAGTATGATTAAAATTCTTGACTATACTGACAAGATTGATTATTTGGTAATATCCCACACACAAGGTCATGACGAACCAATAAACGATTTTGTAAGGCAAGATGTGTATTCTGCACTTGCTAGGAAGTTGAGATTAATCGACGATGTTAATACCCAAGTATTTAAATATCACGATCAACACCATAGAAGTCACGCTGCATGTGCATTTTATAGATCTGGGTTTGATAAAGCAAGTGCTATCATTGTAGATGGTGCAGGTACATTTATTGAACGCCCAGACGGTCAAACCATGTTTGAAGTTGAAAGTATATATGATTGTTCATACCCTGCAAACTTTGAGGAAGTGTACAAGCATTTTGGAGGCAACGGACCTTGGAGGACTGAACACTACAATAGTGATGGGACCGGTATAGAAGTTATAGTTAATGATAAAGCAGGTATTGTTAAAGCATACGAAGCTGTTACTAGGTTCTGCGGATTCGACTCGATAGAAGCAGGGAAGACCATGGGACTATTCCCCTATGGAGAGCCAAACAAAGCACCAAAAATTTATGAAAAATTCGGTGCAAATAAAAATTTAATTGTTCCAACTTATCCCAACGGAGCACTAGTCAATGAAGAGGTCTATGCTGAGCTAGATGACAGAGTATACAACCCAACAGTTATTCATCGATCAGTAACTGACCCCAACGATCCTCGACAGATACAGCGTTACGAGCAACAAATGCGTGAAGCTAACGCAGAAGATGTAACACAATTGGCTTCTAGAAGAAATATGGCCTACAATATCCAAACTGAATCGCAGCAATTGGTTCTTGATTTAATTTTAAAATCAATTAAACGTACAGGTAATAAAAATATTGTTATCAGCGGCGGGTACGGGTTGAATTGTGTGGCCAACTATTTCTATCTACAGCACTTGCCAGCAGGTGTAAAGATATATGTTGAGCCAGTATCAAACGACGCCGGTACTGCAATGGGTGCTGCACTTTATCATTACTATAAAACATCTCAAGATACAAAAGTAAGATCAAAAGATGAAAATTTATTTTTAGGTCCGGTACAACATATCACTGAAGATGCAGTTATAGAAACTGCGGCCAAATACGGTGGCAGCGTAACAATAAATGTTGATTACAAAGATGTTATTAAAACTATCAGGTCTAAAAACATTGTGGCATTGTTTCAAGAACGATGCGAAAACGGTCCTAGAGCACTAGGCAATAGATCACTGATGTTTGATCCAACATTTGCCGACGGTAAAGATTTTGTTAATTTAATTAAAAAACGAGAATATTTTAGACCATTTGCTGCATCAGTATTACAAGATGATGTACATGAATGGTTTGATCTACGTGGCATGGAAGATTCTCCGTCTATGATGTATGCTGTAAATTGTCAGCCTGGCGTGAAAGAAAAGATCCCAGCAGTTATACACGTTGATGGTACCTGCAGAATTCAAACAGTGACTGAAGAACAAAACTTTCATTGGTATAATCTAATCAAAGAATTTAAAAATCAAACAGGCGTTCCTGCATTGTTTAATACCAGCTTTAATCTAGGCGGCGAGCCGCTGGTCGAAACCATCGACGATGCTATGCGTACTCTTTACAACTCGGGAATTAATTACATTTATTTTCCAGCTGTTAAAATGATGGTAGAGATTGAACACAATGACAGAGCATGATTAAAAAAATAAATGAACAAGACATATTTGCAGTTAATCCTAATTTTGAAGTACATGTACATCAGTTAGGTGATACCAAATGTGTCATTGTTGATAACTTTTATCTTAATCCTGACAAAGTTAGAGAATTGGCTCTTTCTATTCCAGCATCCAAGAGCATGATTAGAAACACATACCCTGGCTTGTCAATTAGTCTTGGTATCAATCTAACAAGTTTAGCCGATACGTTTGTTAAACTAATCAGTGAAAATTTCAATGACGGTCCTCGTAAGATCGACAAAGACATACGTGAAACATTCAAGTTTATAACATTTATAGTAAATGTAATGCAAGGGCAAGACCAGCCAACTCCTCACAGAGATAGTGCAGATCCGGGTAGATTCGCAGCATCGGTATATTTAAATTACAATGACGAATCTCACGGCGGTACAGCTTTTTATTCTGAAACCGGACAACAACTAGGATATGCAGAAATGGCTTTTAATAGATTGACATTATATAGACAAACTGATATTCACACAGCAGTGATGCAGCCTGATTGGTTTGTCGGAGATGCCTACAGAATTAATCAGATGATGTTTATTTAAATATGGAGGAAAAATGAACAATCAAACCCAGGGCCGAATTTACTCATTGTTTCCCACACCTTTATACACATATAAAACAGAAAGTACAGAATATGAAGAAATACAAGCCGAGATACAGACCGTGGTTGATAAACTGCACCTAGAAAATCGTTGGGGACCAAATCCATATTGGAATTCCAGCACTCATCACCTATCTAACCAAGGTAATTTTAACCAGTCTATTTTAAAAGACGAAAAAATGAGAGTGATCACCTCGTGTATTATGCATCATTGTTTTAATTATATGAGAATGATGGATGTTAAACCGCTGTACAAAGCAGCCATCGAAACCTCATGGCTTACACTAACCAAACCGGGTCAGTATGCCCATGTTCACGATCACGGTACTAGCCATGTCAGTGGAGTGTATTGGTTTAAAACAAATGGGCAAGACGGTGATCTAGTTTTTAGAAATGCTCTTAAAGCATTAAAATGCAATCCGATTGGTAGTTCATATGCTCATGAAAACGCATTCGCTCCAGAACAAGGTAGATTAAGTTTGTGGCCTGGCTATTTAGATCACAGTGTTAATGAAAATACAACCAATGAGGATCGTATTAGCTTGTCTTTTAATATTTTGTTAGAAACAGGAGCAACTAATTAATGTTATATATTTTCGGCGATAGTTTTAGTGTACCCGATGCACACAAGAATGAAGTTATTGGGCCTAAAGGCCTGGTAACGTTCATGCCGTTAGAAAAGAATTGGACTAGGATTGTTAGTGAAAGTATAATCGGAAATGATAATCATGTAAATGACGCTGTGCTTGGCTGTTCCAATGAGTATATTTTGCATACACTAAGAACTCGCGAATCGTCATTTAAAACTGGTGACTGTGTTATAGTACAACTTACTTCTTATTACAGAGAATGGTTCTTTGAAGATAAACCAGGCATGGCGAATTTCATAAATGCAAAATGGGTGCCAGGAGTTCATGTTACAAAAGAACAAGCCAAGGCATTAGAAATGTATCAACGACATTTGTATTCCGATCACCGTCTTTTACTACACTATGATGCAATTCTTGATGCGATAACTTTTAGAACTATGCTATATGGACAACAAGGTATTCGATGTTTGATCCTGCCAGGGTTTCACACTGTCGCGGGAGTAGAAGGAACCCTGTTTAAAGCCTCAAGCTCTGAGTTTGACTCAGATGAAACAGCTGCGAAATATCGTGCTGAAACCAGCGATCTGCGTTTTAATCACTTTTCAGAAGTCAACCATAAAATTTTAGCAGACAAAGTGCTTAAGTTTTTTAACACCGGTGATCTTGTGGATCTCACAACGGAATTTAAAACTGGCATGTATACCAAAGATAATATCTAATGATGATACAACTTGAAGGATATCCGGTAAGTATTTCTCGATTGAATCCTGGAGATTTAAAAATGCTACAGGATCATTATCTTCCATTGATATTAAATGGCGAAGAAAATGAATACAAAGGCGAAGAAAGTAGGATTTCTAAGAATGCATCTCAACGCTGGAGTGATGCTGATTTTTTTAAAAAATGGAATGACACATTACTGCCTGCACCCTACATCCAGTCTTACATAGATTCCTTTATGTTTCAATTTCCTTATAAAGTTGAAATAGATACATGGTATAATGTGCATAATCAATATGATCATCAACAGTTACACAATCACATAACAACAAATGTACCAGCATTTTCATGTGTGGTTATACTAAAACAACCTAATGCAGATGCGGGCCAGCTGGTGTTTAGGACTCCCAGCCTATCAAATCATTTAAAATATCTAGAATTAGATCCGCAAGATCACTATCCAAACATATACAAGCCACCAATGGAGGAAGGGATATTGATAATATTCCCATCTTGCCTTGAACACTATGTATTCTATAACCAAACAGATGAATCAAGAGTTGTGTTTGCATCAAACATAGTGATAAAAAGACAAGGTAGCCTGTTCTAATGTCATCTGCTGTTATACCGTTTCCCATAAGTATTAAACCATTTGCGGAACATACTCAACTAAAACAACAAGTAATAGATGCTATTTCGAGACAAGATCAAGTAGAACACATGCTGGCATTTAACAGCGATATCATTAGATGTGATTGGAGTACATCCCGATGTGACGGCGAAAGAGAGTGGCTTAAAATTATAAATTATCCTCTGGCTGTTCATCTCAACGAATGGTGTAATACCATGGGCTATCAAACATTTGGCATTACAGAGATTTGGTTTCAACAGTATGCTACTGGAGGCAAGCATGCCTGGCACACTCATAGCAATAACTTTACCAACGTATATTATGTGCATTTGCCTGAAGGCAGTGCTCAAACAGAATGGATAGATCCTATAACGAAAAATGTTCATACATTTGATGTACGTGAAGGTGATATCATCACATTTCCTAGCTGGGTGATTCATCGAGCTCCAATTAATACTTCACAAGAAACTAAAACAATCATTTCGTGGAACATGGATGTATCAGTACAAGATCATGACGCGGCAGCAATCTACGGCTAATAGCGGAGAATTTTATCATGACTGAAAAATCACAGTACGAAGTAATAGATAATTTTTTAGATAAAGAATATTTTGATACAATAAAAAATACATTAACATCATTGGATATGAATTGGTTTTATAGAGACAATATGACATCGGACGATGAGAATGGTATGTGCTATTTTACACATAACTTCTTTTTAAAAAACCATGTTTATAGTCCTTACTTTAATTTGTTAGAACCATTTTTAGCTAAATTAAACATAGCTTCGTTAATAGAAGTTAGATCAAATATGACCATAAGTAACGAAGATAGATATGAATCTTCGTGGCACGTTGATAATTCTTATGAAAATTCTAAAACAGTTATATTATATCTAACAACATGTAATGCTAAAACGATGATAAATGTTGAAAACGAAATAATCGAGATTGATTCTGTTGAAAATAGGATACTAATTTTCGATACTAATATTTCTCATAAAATGAAAAGTGCAACAGATGCAAAAAGAAGAATTATTATTAATTTAAATTATATTCAAAAATGAAATTATTTGGTAAAATAGAAAAAGGTTGGGGACACGAAATAATATTTTCCTCCACTGATCAATACTGTGGAAAATATCTAGTGTTTGCCAAGACTGGCAACAAGTTCAGTATGCATTATCATCTAGTCAAAGATGAAAGCTGGAATGTCAATCAAGGTCGTTTCTTATTGAGATACATAGACACAAAGACTGCCACCATGCAGGAAAAAATCTTAAACACAGGCGATAATTGGCATAATCCTCCAGGATTACCACATCAACTTGAAGCGTTAGAAGACAATTCAATCATAGTTGAAGTAAGTACTCCTGATTCAGTAGAAGATAATTTTAGAATATTTTCCGGAGATAGTCAACGATGAATTTTATTGAAGAGTACCCAAACGCATTTCCCAAAGACTACTGTGAAATTATCATAAAAAGATTTGAAGATATGGTCAAAATGGGCCAACATCTCACAGAAAATAGCATGATGAAAAATCAGGACGATCGAATATTTTTTGATTGGGCATTTCACAGTCAACAAAATTTCAGCGTAGATCCTGACCTGTGTTCTTTCTTTTATAAAACCCTAAACAAGTATTATATAGAACAGTATTTTGAAAAATATCAGAGTCTTGGATTTTGTTTTCAACACACACCCAAGGGCATGAGCGTACAGAGAACCGGCCCGCGCCAAGGTTACCATGCGTGGCATTGTGAAAATGCAGATCAATCATCAGCCAATAGAATTCTAGCCTATACATTGTATCTCAATGATATTGAAGAGGGCGGCGAAACAGAATTTCTGTATCAAGGCATTA